TCAGGTGGAATAGATAAGTTCAAACTCGAAAAAGGCAACAAAGCTACCGATTGGACACCAGCTCCCGAGGATGTTGATAATGCAATAAATGATGTGAAAATCAAAGCTGAAAACGCATTAGCACAACTAACATCAATAGCAAATGATAACATTTTATCACCATCAGAAAAACAACAAATTTCAAACGAATGGAATCGTATTAAGAGTGAATACACAAGTAATTATAGTTTAGCAACAAATAATGGGATTTCAACAACAAATTTTACAAATTCATATAACGACTTATATAATTACATCACGCCATTATTGGTTAACATTTCAGTAGATAGCCCAATTGTAGGAGATGTTTTTCGTGCCAAATTCAAAGCTTATTACGATCAAAACATTGCTTTAATTGTTGCTATTAACGATAAAATTAAACAAGGAATCAATAATAACGCAAATAATATCAATAACTTAAATAGTTCAATTGCTCGCATTAATCAAATTACATCATTCTTAAACACAACAGTCAATGGTAATGTAATTGGTACGGGTGTTTTAATGGTCGGCTCAGAATCTCAATCTAATGCAGGTATATCGGGGTTAAATGAAGCTGGTTCAAAATCAGTTAGGTTATGGACTGGTGGTACAGCTCAAAATAGAGATAAAGCAGCTTGGAATACTTTAGATGATGGAACAATGCAATTTTTTCACCCAAACGGAAATATAGCATTTAGATTCGGATTGAGTAATGGAAAGTTTATTATGGACGGTTATCACGAACAAGGTATGAAACTTTGGGAATTATCGCCAAATAGAGGTTTAGTAAACGTTGCGTATATTCCAGAAAGTTGGACAAATACACCTATGATTAATATCAATCAAAGTAGTAGTACTTTAAATGTTGCAAATGCTAAAACTGCTGTGGTTAATCTAATGTCGATTGTGGTTGTAAGTAATTTTAGAAGATTTATAGCATCAAGTAATTATACATCATTTGAGTATCAAAATGGAACTCACCCAGACAACGCTCAATACGCAAACTTAATTGGATATAAAACAGTGAATAATTCAAGGACATCAAACATTCCAAATGGTTGGTATGGGTTGCAAATTGGTGAGATAGATATGGACCAAGAGCCTTCTAATGGAGAAATTCCTCCAATTAAGACGATTGTGTATTTTCTTTATTACATAGAAAATGGGAAAGTGACTAAAAATCAAAGCATACAGTTTACAGATAGAGATATAGCGAATAAATAATATTAATTTTTAAAAATAATGACAAATAAATTCAAATTAGAGCAACGCTCAACAACTGAGATTCTTTCAGAAATTATCTCAGAAACTTATAAAGCAACTTATTCATTTAATTATGAAGAGGGTCAGAAACCAAAGGCAATTTCGTTTAACTTGTGCCGATTAGATGCGTTAAATGATAAGATTTTGACAGGTAGTTATTTAGCAGAAATCGGACAATTGGATTTCAAAGCGATTAAACCTATTGAAAATTTAGGCGAACTGGTTGACCATGTTACAGCTTCAAGTAATGATATTATTGAAGGATTTATTACTGAAGTTGAGCAGTAACTAAGTATTATCTTTTCAAAAATCACTACAATAACCCCACTTCGTTGATTTAGTTTTACAAAACATTGTTAGCGCCTTATTTAACAATGTTACAATGAATCAAAACAATTTTTATTCTAAAGTAAAAAAATGGTTAATCTATTTAACTTTATTTTTCACGCCTATTATTCTTCTTTTTACAACAAAAATTAAACTTACTGAAAAGGAGAGAATCGGTTTTTTTATTGAGAGTTTTTTCAAGTTAGCTCCAATAGCTTTTATAGTTAATTCTGCCTTTAATTGGCATAATGAACATGAAGCTTTTTTGTATGGTCTTTATGGTGTTCTTTTTGTAAATGCATTTTTTGGAGTGTGTACTCATGCCAAGTTAAAGACTCTTGATATTGGAGAATTTGCTAAATCAACTCTTATAACAATCGTTGTTGTTTCAGGCGTGTATTTTTCACTAGATAGAGTTAATAATTCAATCCCAGAAGGTTTTCTATCTATTGCTTTTACTTCATCAGTTCAAATATTAACATTAATGTTTCCTTTAGCTAAGATTTTGCGTAATAGTTTCATTTTAACCAACGGAAAATTCCCTCCAGAGTTTCTAATTGAAAAACTTTACAACTACGAACGAGACGGAAATATTAAATCATTTTTAGAAATCTTAAAAAAAGAAGAGTAACATGTTAGTTGATTTTCAAAAACAATACGGTTTGGTTGCAGACGGAAAGTTTGGACCTATAACAGCAAAAAAAATAGTTGAAGTTTTCAATATAAAACATCCTGCTCAGTTCTTTGGACAGATTTGTCACGAGAGTTTAGATTTGACTTTATTTGAAGAAAATTTAAGCTATACAGCGAGTAGACTTCAAGAAGTATTTTCAAAATATTTTCCGACATATTCAAAAGCTAAGGAATATGAAAGAAATCCTCAAGAACTTGGAAACTTAGTTTATGGTAATAGAATGGGAAATACAAATCCAAATGATGGGTATTATTTCAGAGGGCGTGGCGCTATTCAATTAACAGGACGAAACAACTACAAAGCTTTCGAAAATTGGTTAGTCAAAAAAGGATTATGTAAGCCAAATGAAATTATGCTAAATCCTGATTTAGTTTATCAAAAATTCTACATTGAAAGTGCGATCTTTTTCTTTGACACAAATAACCTTTGGAATGTAACTGACGTTGTTAAATTGACCAAAAAGGTCAATGGCGGAACGAATGGATTACAAGATAGAATTAATAGAACTATGCGTTATGAAAAATGGTTTTAATCATCGAAAAATAACTTCAGCAACAACAATGTTTATCGCGCTGTTGTTACTTGTTTCCTTTTACGGCTGTCGAACATCTAAATCAGTTGTAGAAAAGCACAAGGAAAGTTTTTCAAAGGGAGAGCTCCAGATAAATAAATTTGATTCAGTTTCTAAAATCGACAAGCTTGAGAAAATAGATAATTCATTTCAAAGTCAATGGAGCGATTTTAAGCAGAAGTTAGATATTTCTTTTAATGGACTATCTAATGATGATGAATTCGAATTTAAGTTTACTGAAAATGGATTTACAGCTAAAGGGAAAGGATCTATCAATCAGAAAACTGAAACAAATAAAAAAGATTCAACTGCGAATAATAAAGTAGATAAAATATTTAAAGAGAATTCAAACATTCAGAAAAATGAAGTAAATCAAAATAAAGTTGAGGAATCGAAATCTAAGGTTGATAAGAATAAGGAAAACAAAAGCTCCGGACCTTCATTCAATTCTACTATAATTATAACAATTGCAGTTGTTGTAACTTTAATCCTACTATGGAAATTTGGATTGCCGAAATTTAAAAAAAGGTAAATTAACCTCTACTTTTAAATCTATTTAATAAGGTCCTGAATAATTATAAGGGTAATTACCCTCTGTTTTTTAAGTGGTCGAATTTGACCACTTTTTTTATTCCGTTGCTTGATCCAAAGCCTTGTAATTCATTTTACAATTTTCAAGTTCATCTTCGAGATATTTAATTTTTCTATTTCGCCTTTGAATTTGTTTATTTTTTTCATTGAGTTTTTGATTAAACTCAATTAGTTGTCTATCCTTTTCTTTTTTATTATTGCAAGAAAATAGAAGTAATGGTAAAAGATAAATATATTTCATAGTGTTGATTTTTACTAAGTTAATAATATATTTTATTTGATCAGTGCAATTCAATGTTATTTGGAAAATATACAAATAACATATTTCTTTCAAAATATATTGTTGCAAATTTGCACCATTTAAAAAAAAGGTTATATATTTGTATAAGAAAATTAATCAAAACGGAAATCGAACCGAGAAAAATACGAGAAACGAATTTTGATAACTAAAAAATTAACTTTCGAAGTAACTTACACTAAAGCTAATGGACAGTTAGGTACTATTTTAGTAAAAGCTGATAATGAAAATCATGCAATAAGTAATGCTAAAGGATTATGTGCAACAGGTAAAGATTTTAGAGACGCTATTGTAACTGATAAAAAATACATTAAACCTCGTAAACAAAGGTTTGCAGGATATAATTAATAATCAACCACTCTTCGGAGTGGTTTTCTTAAATAAAACACTATGGATAGATTTTTATTATGTGAAAATCCAATGAAAGATTCTTCACGACCAATTTATATTTTACAGACAATTAAACATCGTATGTTGATTGAGGTAATTCCATACAATCAACCTGAAGATGTTAGTTATGATTTAAATGATGTATTTGACTTGTTCACTTATAACAATCCAGCTGGTTTTGAAGAAAACTATATGTTCAAAGTAGTTGTATTTTATGATTTAAAAGATGATGAAATAGATAATAGTATATCAGAGATTCGTTTACATATTTCGAAAGCCTGGAAGTGGTACAAATCTTATATAATTTGGCAAGACAACGAAATAGATTTCGAAAGTGGTACTGATAATTTTAATCTGAACTAAATGGATGATCAAACAAAAAAAATTATCCTTTCACTTAAAAAATCATTTGAAAGTAAAGGTAAATCAGCTCGTTCGTTAGCTGAAGAAATCGGTTCTAGTCATACAACTATTACCCGTATGTTTAATTTCGAAAGTGTACCAAATTTAGACATCGTAGTAAAAATAGCACGTGAATTGAAGGTTGATTTATTTAAAATAAAATAATATCAAAAAGCACAGAGTGACACGAATGTCCTTCTGTGCTTTTTTACTAACCTTAAATCTTCCTTATGCAAAAGGTTTTTAAATTTACAAAATATTATTCTATTATTCGGTTTTAAATACTTAAAATGAATAACATTATTAAATCGGATTCAACTTTCTACGATTATGAGGAAGAAACAAATATTAGAGTTGTCTCATTGAATTTAGAAGATTTCAATAAGAGATTTGGTACCGAAATAGTACTTTACTATACAGATGAAATATTTGATCCTTATGAAAGTTCAGAATTATCTGAATATTTTATATCAACTATTCCGGATCTCTTATTTATGACGCACAACTCTTTTTGTAATGAAATTGATGAATGGAAATCTTGGATTTCTTGGCGAAAAGAAGAACGAGAAAAGTTATTTATACCTTCTGAAATTAATAGATTTAATAAACGTAATTTTGAGTATTGCCCTTTAGGAATAACAGATAATGAAGAAGTATTTGAATACGTTAAAAACGAAATGAATAAACTTATTTTAAATCTATAG